TGACCACGCTTGATGTCGAACACGACAGAGACATTCACTCCGTTGTCCAAGCACCACATCGCATCGTTCGTATCGCCGCCGCCATACGAGTAGGTGAGATGATAGTTCATCGGCAACTTCTTGTGCGTCCAGTCTAGCACACGCTTGAAGTCCTTCGTGTAGTCGTAGAACTGCGTGTGCGAATGACGATGCATAATCTCCTGCATCTGCTCGTTCCAGATATCGCTCGTGCCGTTGAGACGAACGCACGGCTTGAACTTACGCTTGAGCCTCGTCTGCTGACGATGCGTGAGGTTCTCGTGGTTCGTAATCTCTAGGTCGATGCGAGACCAGAACAGGTCGGGATGCTTGAGCATCCAGCGAGTCTTCTTGATGCGAGACTCTTGGATGGACTTGAACACGCCAGCGAGACCAGCGGTGTTCAGACACCAACCACGGCACTCTGGTGTTGAGTGTTCGCACACATTGGCTACGCCAGAAGTACTGGCAGGAGCGAGATAGAGGATGGCGGTGCGATAGCCGAGCCTCTCACCTTTGACGGTCTTTGCGTTGGAGAAGTTGAACAGGTTTTTCATATGCGTATAGATGCGGCAGAGATACTCGCCCACGGTTGCCAGCCGTGGACGAGACGCTCCGATGCGTTACGAGTTCTGCTTCGTGTCGTTGATGTGGTCGAACGAGTCAGCAACGGTGCTGGACTGCTCGATGACAGGGTCGTTCTTGGAGCAGGACTCCGTGCGGAACTCGGTGATGCCGAGTTCGAAATCACGGTTGAAGTCCATCAAGAAAGCCTCGCTCATCTTGCGGGTATCCTCGTTGTCGGTGTCGCTCTTGAGGCGAGCGAAACCGTTGGAGTGGATGCCGTAGACTGCGGCGAGCATAGTCGGCAAGACCTTGACGAACTCGTATGCGGCGAGGCGAGCGAGTTCCTGTTTGGTGATGTCGAAACGATACATCCAATCGCCAGACTCTTTGGTCGTGACGAAGATGGAGGTGAAGGCGTACTGGCTATTCGACTTTGCGATGGCGATAGCGGCGTTCACGAACTTCATCTCACCTTCGTACGAGGAGATGTTGGCGTAGGGTGCGGTGTGAGTCCAGACGCAGGACGAGACGACCTCGACCTTGACGGCGTTCTGGAGCGTGAGGGAGAGCGACTTGAGGTTGCTCATAGTTGTTTTGGTTCACGATACTTGCGTACGCACAGACCGCCACGCCCACAGGAGTTTGGGTTAGTGGGCGTAGCAGTTCCTGCCAACCAGCCACACGGCTAGTTGCTTGAGTCTAGAGAACAGGGGCGGACGCTTTCTCGCTTAACCCTATTATCTCACGACTTCTGGAGGGGTCTGCAGTTCCGCACCGCCCGAAACCGCAGACCTTCCATTACCTTCTTCTAGGTCGCTTACACCTGTCTTCAGCGTGACCTTTTTATGAAATTAATTTTTCTGGGAATCTGGGCTCTGGATTTCTATTACCTCTCCAGAAAGCATTCTGTTGATGTCCTCGTGTCTTACCTTGAGACGATGTTCTGTTACAACGACAGGCTGGTCATTGAGGGTCTGGACTTTATCAATGAGTATAGCCAGAGCCAAGGGCATCTGTGTTATGGGCAGTTTATCAATCTCTGAATCGAGTCTAGTAGCACCCTTCAAGATGATAGATTTAAACAACTCGCTGGTCTTACGCTTGTATGTACCTAGGTCTATATCCTTGTCACCCATCTCTTGACGAACGGCAACGACTGTATGGGAAGAGACACCGACCTTTTCTTCGATGTCCTTCTGGGTGTGGCCTTGTTCTGTGAGCCAGACGATTTCCTTCTTTTTTTCTGGCGTAATTTTTTCGAGGGTAACAGACTTTTGGTCATTCTTAACCCTTTCGTATTTAGACTCTGATTCCATAGCAACAAAATATGCAAAATTTACCCGAAAGTCAATGTTGGTTGGTCGTTCCTATAGAACCTCCGACATCCACGCATCAAGCGAACCTCAGAATATTAAAAACCAAGGATGGTAGACAGTTCATAGGTAAGATGAAGAATAATAAGGTCACAAATTGGTCAAATTTGTTCGGAAAACACATTGAAAAGTTGGAAAAACCGATTGAAGGGCCAGTTCGGGTGTATATTCGACTTTATTATACTCCTCCCAAGTACCTTTTACCAAAGATTAACAAGTGTAAAATACTTGTAAAAACGACTAAACCCGATGTGGACAATGTTGTCAAGGCCATTTTGGACGAGTTTACAAAATGCAAATACTGGGTTGACGACAGTCAAGTTTGGGCCATAACCGTTGAGAAGTACTGGGCGGCTCTACCAAGAGTCGCTGTGTACATAGACCAAAACCAACAACCAACAACCAATGAGTAAGTCACTAGTATGTGAAATGACGGAGAGCGAATACCGCTCTCTTCCCGCTTTGAATGCTTCCCGCTTCAAGGCGTTCCACCGTTCGCCCTTCCACTTCTTTAACCAGAAGGAGGTCGAAACTACCGAGGCTATGAAGATTGGCACTGCCATCCACACGGCAATGCTTGAGCCTAGCCTGTACCATTCTGAAATCGGCTACTTGCCCGATGTGGATGGACGCACGACTGAAGGCAAGGCCATCAAGAAGGCGTTTGAGGAACATTACGCTGGAAAGACCATCCTCAAGGCGGCTTCCAAGGATGTCGTTGAGCGGGCTTGTACGGCAATCACCTACAGCCCAGAGTGGAGGGAAATCAAGGGAACGCAGGGTATGCGTTATGAGCAGGTGCTTATGTGCGATTTGCACGATGTTGCCTGTAAATCTCGCCTTGACCTGTTGGATGTGGAGAGGGGCATCATCCGAGACATCAAGAGTTGTGACGATGCCAACATCGAGAATTTCAAGTATACGGTAAAGGACAGGCTGTACTGGCTACAGGCGGGCTTCTACACGCTTATGGCAGAGAAGGTGTTTGATAGGAAGTTTAACTTTGAGTTCATCGCAGTTGAGACCAGCGAGCCTAGTTCCGCCCTGTTCCACGCTGTGGACGAGCAGGAACTTGACCGCTGGAAGAATCTGGTGGACATCCTGTTGCTTGAGTACAGCGACTGTTTGAAGGCAGACTACTGGCCTAAGCCCAAGAACAGCGTCCTCAAAGACCTATACATCAAATGAGCAAACCCTCATTTACTGGTGTCTGGATTCCTGTAGAGGTCTTCCAGATGGACACCCTTACCATCACCGAAAAGGTGGTGTACGGTATCGTGAACGCCCTCGACAATGAAGAGGGCTGTTACGCCTCCAACGGCTACCTTGCACAGACCCTGCAACTGAGCGACAGACAGGTCAAGAATGTCCTCAAAACGCTTATCGACTACCAGTTGGTGGTACGCATCGAACTGGACGGCAAACGCATCCTACGGACTGTGGAGAAGCAAGCCTTGGTGGGTGCTACAGATTTCCTAGGGAGGGGGAAACAGATTTCCCGCAAGGGGGGAAATAGACTTCCTACATATAGTAAAGATGATAAGAAAGATGATTTAGATACAAGGGAGTTGCCCTATGGAGAGGCTTTCAAGGAGGCTTGGAAGAAGTGGGAAGACTACAGGAAGCAGACCAAGAAGCCCTTGACCGATATGACCAAGGGCGAACAGTTGAAGATGCTTGGAGGTCTCTCCAACGAGAAACAGGCCATCGCCACGATTGATAAAAGTATTGCATTCGGCTGGCAGGGTCTTTTTGTGACCAAGCAGGATACCTTAAAACACAAAGCACCACTAACCAACCAAGACCACGCCAATGGCTTCTAAATGCATTCATTGCAAGAAGGACGCAGTACCTGTTTGGGATGCACGGAGCGAGAAGTTCAAGCCTCTCGTGTCCGTGTGCCTAGACTGTTTCAAATCTAAGGAACACCACGAATGGCCTTTCGTGTACAAGGAAGTTTTTGAGAAAAACCACTGGCAGTTCCGCCCTGTGCATCCAAGCACTCCTGCGGCCTTCTACGACACCATCGAATCCCGCCTTGCACCACAGATGCAGGAGGCTGTCAACTCCTATGACTCCAGCAAGTCGTACCTGCTCCACGGAGTCACAGGCACAGGCAAGACACGCACGGCTTGGCTGATGTTCAACCGTGGCTGGAGGGAGTTCTATCCACGAACCGCAGAGTTCCTAACGATGCGTAAACTGGAACAGAAGATTGAGGAAGGGTTCGAAAACCGTTCGCACGGAGAGGTCATTGACAGGCTCGTCAACTGTGCAATACTATCCCTTGATGACCTTGGCAAAGAACGCTTGACGGCACGAATGGAGTCTGATTTATTCGCCATCATTGACGAGAGAACATCGAACAACAGACCGACCATCATCACCACAAACTACAATGGCAACGGCCTTCTCGACAGGTTCAACAACTCCGAAACTGGTGCGGCAATCATCCGCAGAATAAAGGATTACTTCACCATCCACGGAGCGTCCAAGGAATAATTTCTCCCAACCAAAATGGATACCCAAACCAACACCCAAACCAACGACCTCGTCATTGAGGTCACCAACGCAAAAAAGTATGTCATCCTTCCAGACGGTCGGATGGCTCGACTGCTGAAGCCAGTCAAGGTTAAGAAGTACGAGTACTACTCCTACATCAACGACCAAGGAAAGGCTGTCCGCATCAACAAGGAAAACAGCCGCAACATTAATGTCGTACTCGAAACTAAGTAACCGAATCTGGAAACAAGTTATGGAAGATACTACTATGCAAAAGCAAAACCTGTCTGAGTTGTACATCGCCCTTGGCAAGGTACACGATGACACCAAGGACATAGTTGCGGATGACTTCAATCCGCATTTTAAGTCAAAGTTCGCCAGCCTATCGGCTCACCTGTCGTATCTGAAGCCAATCTTCAGCAAGCACGGCCTCGTGGTCATCCAGTTGCCCTGCTCCGAGTACCACGACAATGGTATCGGCATCAAGACCATCATCGCCCACAAGAACGGCACGAGCATCGAGTCCTCGTGCATCGTCCCTGTCGGTGAACAGGCTACTGGTCAACAGGCTGGTGCTATCCTCACTTATCTGAGACGGTACTGTCTGGCCTCTATCGGGGGTCTGGCTACCACGGATGATGACTGTGAAGTAGACCGTGTGGTCAAGACTGCGTCCACTCCTGCTCCTGCCAAGAAGGCTTCTGCACCTGCACCGTCCGCTCCTTCCATCGGAGTAAGCGTTGACTTTGACCTGCAAGTTCCGTTCGGCAAGAACAAGGGTACTGCCCTTAAGGACTTGCCAGAGGCTGACCTTGACTACTGGGCTAACAAGTGGGAACCCAAGCCTTGGGAAAAGACTGGCAAGGTCGGCGTAAAGGACTTGTCCCTCAAGAAGTCCGCACAGGCTCTCTGGGCTATGAAGGAAAATGGTGAAGGCGAACCAGAATCTACTGACGAAGTTCCCTTCTAATTGACCTTGTCCCTGTAGTTCAATGGATAGAACATTCGCCTTCTAAGCGAATTATCTAGGTTCGATTCCTAGCAGGGACATTTTCACTAATGAAATACGCACTACTCCTAGCCCTGTGCATCCAAGCACAGGCTATGGAAATCACGGATGGCTTTTTGCAAAAAGTTGCCATCATCGAGTCCAACGAACAATGCACTGCCGTAGGAGACAGGGGTGCTAGTCTTGGACGCTACCAGATTCAACGCTCCGCTTGGGTCGATGCCTGTCGCAGGAACGGAGAGAACTGGCAATACAACAAGGACAACGCATTCAACTACACGATGGCACATCAAGTAGCCCGCTGGCATTTTGAATGGATTGCAGAAACGCTCAAGAAGCGTGGTGTCAAGGTTACCGAGATGAGCCTGTATATGGCCTACAACAAAGGTGTTGCTGGTGCGTCTCGCTTGCGGTTCAATACCCAGATTAACGACCCTGCTATGAACAGGGCTAGGGTCTATCTGAATACCTGCCAATGAACCACACAGCACAGAACAGTCTCAAAGCATCAGCCTATCTCTTAGGTATCTCTGTAGAAGAACTCATCGATGTCCTCAACAACGCCTCGCAAATCAAGGAAATCCGTACTACCAGTGGATTCCCGCTTAGCCTACCTACTAGGACAGGCCAAACGCAACCAGCACCAGAAGTTTGTGGTGCTGACGATAAGGGATGCGGAACTGATACTCAAGTTCCTAAGAAAACCAACAATGCAAATGCCTTACAGCATCAAGGAGATAGATTAGAATTCATTAACATTATGGACTCAATTGCAATTAGCCAGATGAAGGCCGAGAACGCCCGCCTCAAGGCCGAGGTCGAGCGGCTGACCAAGGCGGGGGATAAGATGGCAAAGCGAACAGAGTTCTTTCAAAAACGATGGGACGCTGATGAACTTTGCCAAGAGGTCGAAGCGTGGAACGCCGCCAAGGAGGGCAAGCAGTCGTGAGCCAACCAGCACCATACGATGACGAGCGGATGGTCAAGTTCGGGGAAATGGTCAAGGCTATGCAGTACCTTACTGAAGAGGTAACAAATCTCCGCTACAGGCTCTTGCAATATGAGTCTGGGAAACAACCCAGTTTATGCGAAAAACCAAAAAAGAAAAGAAAATCAAATTCGTAATCGTCTCTGACAACCACGGAGATATGGTCGATTGGGATGCCGCCAAGGCATTGTTCGATTTCATCCAGTGGTATCAACCCGATGAAATAATACACGCTGGAGATGGCTTTGACTTCCGTTCCATCAGAGGTGGTGCTTCAGCCAATGAACAATCAGAGTCACTTGAGGATGACATCAAGTGGGGAAAGAAATTCCTCAAGCATCTGAAGCCCACAAGATATCTGAAGGGCAACCACTGCGAGCGTCCAGAAAACATCTTTTATGCTACAACTAATGCAATCGTTAAAGACTACTGCTTCCATCTTATGGAAGACATCGACAACTTCCTTAAGGAGATTGGTTGCAAGACTATTCTCCCCTACCACGCAGACGAGGGAGTGTTTCGCCTCGGCCCAGTCGCTACAGTTCACGGCTACACCGTCAACAGATATTCAGTACAAGAACACGCCGAGTTTTACGGAGTCGCTGGAGGAGCCGTCACGATGGGACACCTCCATCGCATCGCCTGTGTCAACGCAAGAAAACACGGAGGTGTCGTTGGATTTTGCGGAGGACACCTCTCTCGTAAGCGTGAAATGCGTTATGCTAAGAACCGACTGGGAACTGCTGAATGGGGTACTGGCTGGCTATGCGGGTATGTACAAGGTAACGACTGGAAGATTTGGCAAATACACAGAGTCGGTGACAGGTTCATTTACCCACAAGACGCACGATGAAGTCCAAGATAGACTACAAAATCTTTGTGAACGAAATGAATTCCTTCCAAAGGTACAAGCCTGTGAAGGAGGAGCCGATGCCCAAAGGGTTCTTTTCGTCAAGAGAACTGGCGAAACAGTACGACATTGTCCAGCGTGTTTCGCAAAAGTGGATATCTCAACTGATGGCAGACGGAAAACTGGAAGTCCTGTTCATAAGAAGAAAAATAAACGGCGTGTTCGTTAAGAAAATACCAGTCTATAAATTCAAGACCAAAGCATATGAGAAGAGTTTCAAAATCGGACATCAAAGAAAATGATGAACTATACCGTGGATGCACCTTCCTAGAACCTAGGGAGTGGCTCGACAACGCCATTATCGGTAAGTGCTTGAACACAGGTGGTGTCATCTACGATTACGACACCCTCATAGAGGCGTTTATGACCAAGGACGGCATCTCCTATGACCAAGCCTCGCAAGTGGTTGACTTCAACACGGAGAGGGCAATCCCATATATGCCTGTTCCTCGTCCAGTCATCCAGAAGGAAGAGATTGACATAGAAGAAGAGTTCGATGAGGACGATTATGAATGACGGTTCTTTTTCACGGCAGTAACTCAATTGGCAGAGTGTCAGTTTTCCAAACTGGATGTTGCGGGTTCGACCCCCGCTTGCCGTACTTGCAGAGGGTTGGCAGAGTGGTCTATTGCGG